ACCCGGCCAGCGCGGCGCCGTCCAACTGGCTCATGCCGCCGAGCAGCGTGGTCAGGCTGGACGTGTCCACTTTGATGCCGAAGGCTTGAGAACGGGCGGCCATCAGATCGTCAACTTCATTCCAACAAAACGGTGGATCACCCCGTTGTTTGCGAGCACACCGTCAAGCCGGTAGCGCCCGTCCGGGTGGATAACCTCGTCGCCCACCTTGGCGAGAAAATGGCCCGGCAGGCTCACCACGTCGCGCGTGAGCATGGCGTCGTCATACGGCCCCGCCATCGCAACGTCATGCTCGACGTTGACCCGGCAGGGAAGTTGTTCGGTGCCACGAACCAAAAGGGAGTTCTCCCCGAGGTGGTAGAGAACTCCCTGGCCCATGCGCTCGAAGGCGCGGAGCATGGCTTAGGCCGACAGTTCGACCACCGCGTCGGGGCGGGTGTTGATGTGGATCGGGTTCGACTGCGACTCGACTTCCACACCCTTGTCGAAGCCCATGAGCTCATGCTTGGCGTAGTACGGCAGGCCGATGGTGTTCACGGTGTCCATGTAATCCGCAGGGGCGTACAGGGTCATGAACATATCAGGCACACCCAGCGGCACCATGTAGGCTTTGCCGGCGGGGATGAACGGCACACCGGCGACGTTGCCGCTGTATTCCTCGAAGAACATGCCGGCGAACGGGAAACCCGAATTGTGGTAGTCCGTGCGCAGGAATTCACCCGAGTTCCAGCGGGCGAATGCGTCCTTCACCGTGGCGTGTCCGGTCAGGGCGTCGAAGAACTCAGGCGAGCACAGCACGCGAATGCCGTTGAACATCGCGCCGCCCAGCTTGGCCTCCATCTTGCGACGGGCGCCGATGGCTTTCGCCAGCACGTCGGTGCCAGCGGTGCCCAGGGTCATCGCATGCGTGGTCTTGGTCAGGCCGAACACCTCGAACATATCGTAGATTTCGGTCGTGCCGTCAGAGTCCAGCACCAGGCCCTTGAGGGCGCCCATGCGCTGATACTCGATGGTTAGGTCGAGGTCGCGGCGCATGCCGGCCATCTTCTCGCGCAGCAGGGTCATCACGGTCTGCACGTCGGTTTCGCTACCGAAGGCGCGCAGGTTCTGCACCTCGTCAGCCAGCACCGCGGTGCGCTGGGGCAGGTGGATCGCCTTCAGTGCGATCAGCTTGCCGCGCTCCGGGGTGTACGGCTTGCCGGGGGCGCCGCGAGGACGCGCCTCGACCAGCGACAGCAAATGGCCCTTCCGCTCGATGGACGCCGTGGTCGTGGTGATGCCACGCTCACGGAACAGGCCCATCTCGGCGATGCGGTTGTACGTTTCCGGCAGGTCGTTGATTGCGACCGTCAGTTGCGACAGCGAAAAAGCGTCGTCGTTGAAAATGTCGAGATGCATGGCGTCTTTCCTTTAAGCCAATAGGTTGTGTCAGTAGCGAACGAGGATGCCGACCTGTTTCAGATCAGCAATTGCAGCCGCGTCCACACCAACCAGTTGGTTGCCGTTGACCTCAGCGTGACGGGTCAGCACCGTGACCTTTTGGTCCTCGGTCTGCGTCGGGGTGTTGTAAAGCAGAATGGCGGCGGCCACTTCCGAACCGTTCGAAGCCGAGTTCGAGTAAGCAACCAGCTTGCCGCTTGCGGTGACCTTGCCGAGCACAGTTCCCGCGGCCAGCGCAGGGGTGCTGGCGGGCACCACGGCCACGTCGCGGCTGTAGCGAGACGTTTCTTCGTGCAGCACGAAAGAGACGTTCGGCACACCGGCTTGTTTGATTTCGTAAAGGCTCATTTTCAGGCTCCAGGCTGTTGTTTACGACGCGCAGCCCAGATGGAGGAAGTACCAACCGCAGCGGGCTGCGCGCCCTGATTCTGCGGCTCGCGTTTCAGGCGCGGCGCGGTGTCGATTTCATCGGAATCCGACAGCTTCGCCAGCAATTTGGCGCGGGCATCCGGGATGCTTGCCTTCGCTTTGATCAAACCGGCCGCTTCCTCGGGGAAACCGGCCAGCTTGCACAGTGCGTTGATTTCGCGGGCCTCCGCGATGCGCGCGGCGATCTTGTCTTGCGTGTCGAGGCTGGCGTCCGCCGCGAACACTGCGGCAAACGCGCTCAGGTCCGCGGCTGCTGCCTGCGACTCGATAGTGTCCGCCAGCGTCGGGGCCGACGCCTCGGGCTTGTTTTCAGCGGGGTCGTCCTCCGGCGCAGGCGCAGGGGCGGGAGCCGGCGCGGGAGCCGGTGCGGGAGCCGACGCCTTCGCGCTGGCGTATGCAGCACGCACGTTAGCGGGCAGCCGGTCCAGGTCAAAGGCGGCTTTCACCGGCACTTCCGAGATTACAGCGGTGGCGAAGCCGGCGTCGACCGCCTCCGCGGCGGACATCCAGGTTTCCGCGTCGAGCAGCGCGGTGATTTCCTCCGCGCTCTTGCCGGTGCGCTTGGCGTAGGTGGACGCCAGAGAAGCGCCCAGCTTGTCCAGCATGTCCGCCGTGTCGCGCATGTCGCTGGCGCCGCCCATCGCAAAGCCCCAGGGGTTGTGTACCATCATGAAGCTGTTCTCGGGCATCTCAATGGTGTCGCCGGCCATTGCGACCAGCGACGCGGCCGACGCGGCGAGGCCGAGCACGCGCACGTTGACTTTCTTGCCCGAGTTGCGCAGGCCGTTGTAGATCGCCAGCCCGGCGAACACATCGCCGCCGGGGCTGTTGATTTCGACGCGCACGCTGTCGCCCTGCGCGCTCGCAAGGTCATTCAGGAACGACTTTGCAGACACGCCGAACGCGCCGATGTCGTCGAAAATCGACAGCACGGCGGGGTCCGTGTCGGTTTGCTTAAAGTTGTACCAGGTACGCATGTGGTGTTCCCAATTTCCGAATAGTGTGTGAGAGATTTCAGCCCGGCGCCACACGGCGGTTGTCGCTTTGGTCCTCGGGCTGCGAAGAAGCCGCTGGGGTGTCCGACCCCGCGGAGGCGAGCCCGAGCTTGTCGGCGCGGTCCTGGTCGGCCTTGCGCTCGGCGTCAACCTGCTCGGGGTCATCCCCCCGCTCACCAATGACGCTGCTGCGGCTGCGGAAGCCCGCTTCAACTTCCATCTGCTTGCCTTGCACGTCCTGTACCGGGTGAATGTATGCCCAGCCATGCGGCGCCCAGGCGACTTGCGCCACGTCCGCAGCCTCGGCCATGTTCACCTGCCCGGCGAGCACGGCGGCATCCGTCCACCAGTCGCGGGCGCGCTGGCAGAACATGGGGATGATGGTAAGCCACTGGCGCTGCTCCGCGAAGCGGCGGAACTCATTCACCAGCATCCGCAGCGTGCGGTCGCTGACGTTGGCGATGTCGCCCGAGAAAATCTCGTAGGGCAGGCCCGCCGCCGCGGCCGTGCCGAGGTGCTGGGTGCGCATGTAGTCGCTGTACGTTGTTCCGGCCTCGGGCGGATTCGAGAACTGCACGTTCTCGCCGTGACCCAACTCTTGCATGATGCCTGGCGCCAGCGGCATCAGGCTGCCGCCATCCTCCGCGTACTCCAGCGAGAGGCCGGTGAGGGGGTCCGTGGTGCCGTCGCCAAGGCCGCGCGTGATGAACGCGACGAACAGGTTTGCCAGTTTCTGCCGCTCCAGCACGGCGTCGTCGTAGTCGCCGATCATGCGCAGCCGGGCAAGCGTGGCGGCGAGGGGCGGCACACCGCGCAGTTGGCCGGGCCGCTTGACCTCGTAGATATGTGCGATTTCCGTTGCCGGGATACGCAGAAGCTGGCTCTGGTCGATGACGCCGCCGGTGTTGTCGCCGGGGTGTTCGCGGTAAAGCCAGTACGCCACACGCTTGCCGCGCTTGTTCAACTCGATGCCGCTGCGCACCCGGTTGCCTATCGGCAGGCGCGGGTCTTGGTCCAGGTCGAGCATGGGCACGTAGTCGGCCTCGATGACCTGCAGTTGCAGCGGCACCGCCATGCCGTAGGACTCGTCGCGCACGCGCCGCCGCACAAACACCTCGCCGGCGCCAAGCCAGGCGCGAACCACGAGTGCTTGCTGCGCGTAAAAATTCAGCACGCAGTCCGCGTCGGAGTTGGGCACCCATTCATTCCACAGCTTCTGCAGTTCCTCTTTGCGGGCGCCGGCCTTGAACCGGCTCAACCGGGGCGTGATGCCCCAGCCGACCAAGTTGGTGACCCAGCGCTGGCTCGCGGACTCGCCAGCCCAATCGTTGCGCTCGGCGTCGCGGGCGCGGGCGCGCAGGAGCTCAACCCCGGCCATCGCCAGGTTGGGGCCGCTCTTGGGTGGGTTCCACCCGCGCATGCGCCGGCCGGTGCCGGCCGCGTCGTAGCGGGCCTGCGGGCTGCGGCCGGTGATCGCGCGAGCAATTTTCGTGAGGGAGGGAAATTTCATTCGTCAAAGCCCCGGCCGGACTGGTAGGCGTAGGTGCGCTTCGGCCGGCGGACCTCAAGCGTCAACTCCGACAGCCGGGCCGCCAGGTAGTCGCGCGCCTTGATCAAGTCGTCGATGCTTCGGTACGTGACGCTTTGCCCGTTGAGCACGACCATGCGCTCGCCAGACGCAAGGGCGCGGTCGAGGGCGTCGAGGTCGGCTTGAGTAATAGCCATTTGGACTCCGGGCAGTTGAAGCCGAAGTATCCCCGCATAAGTTGCACAGCCGCCACACGGCGGTTGTCGTCGGGGGCTTGACTTCCCTCATGGGGTTGGGCGCTCTTTCTTTCTCAGCCCAGGTAATTCGACCGCAAGACCCGCCGGGTGCGGGCCGGTGCGGCGCGCTGGATGATCGGCGCCGGATTCTCTGGTGGCGGCAGCTCGGACAGTTCCTCCTTCATCTCGCGCCGCGCCTCGCGGGTGATGACCTCGCGGTTGGACGCGAGCGGTTGTGCCCACGCCGGGGCTTTGTCCCAACTCTTGATCTTGTCGGCCCCGAGCCTCAAGCACGCGGCCCTCACATACACGGCCAGGTCAAACGCCTCGTTGCGCTTGCGAACCTGCTGCCACACGCCGTCCTTGTTCCGGGTCTCGGCGCGGTACAGCTCGTCCAAGAACGCGCGGTTGACCCACGAAGGAACGTGCAGGTAGCCCGGCCCAGGCGTGTCTCGGCGCAGCCCCGCATGCACCGCGTCTTTCAGCAAATTGGTGTTCAATACGAACAGCGGGATGTCCCCCTTTTCCCGGCTGCTGCGCTGGCCGACGAGGCTCATGCGCACCATCGGGGCGTTCTTTGTTGACGCGCCCTTGACCAGCATCACCCGGTCGCCCAGCCCCGCCGCGCGCACCGACCGATACCAGGCGTAGGCGTTGTGCGTGACGCCGCTGGTGCCCTCGGCCGCGGCGCCCTTGCCTTGCTGGGTTCGGCCGCCTTCGCCGCCGGTGTCCACCACGGTCATGAGCACCTGGATTTCCTTCCCCTCGGTGCTGGTGCGGTACGTCGCGCCAACCACCTTGCGCGTCAGCAGTTCCCAGTCCTCCGGGTAGCCCGCGGGGTCCACTGGGGCGAACTCCGTGCCGACGCCTTCGCGCGCCGAGTCCCGGATGGCGAATCGGTCGACCAGCCACTGTTCCATGTGAGGCCCGACGGCGTGGACTTGCACCTCGAAGCGGGCATTGCTGCCGCCCTGCACG